AGTTAGAAAATCCAACAACAGAGCCAATTTATACAGCATACCCTACTAGTATAAAACTTTGATATTTATAAGGAAAGAAGTAAACATAAATGAAACTCTCACAACTAATATTAGAAGCTAAAGCCAAACCAAAAGCCGTTATTATGGCCGGAGGAGCTGGTGCAGGTAAAAGTTACCTTCTCAATCAATTAGATTTAGGAGGATTAACTGTTTACAACCCTGACAAATATGTAGAGGATAAAGAACATCCATATTACGGTAATCTTTCAGCAGCAGCTAACCAAGTGAACCAGGATGTAGAAGATGCATCACAAAATAAAGAAAACTTCATCTGGGATACAACAGCTTCTAATTCTAAAAAAGTACAAGACCTTATAGTTAAAGGTTACGAGGTTTTTATGGTAATGGTTTATACCCACCCTCTAATATCTTTTATTTCAAACTTTGAAAGAGAAAGACAGATACCAAAGACAGCTGTTTTTTCAACTTGGAGAGATGTATATCAACAAATCGGATACTACAAAGGACTTTTAGGAGATAACTTTATGCTGTTTGCTAATGATAGAGGTGGTAAGTATGACAAAGAGATAAAAGAGTTTAACGTAGCTGCTAGAAACGGAGCTAATGGCATTTCAGACTACTTAGCAAAGTATATGGAAGACCATGGCGGAGCAGAAGGATTTATTTCTACTTTTAGAAAACCTTACGATATTGAAGATAAGAATGCAGCTGATGCATATAGAAAAGAAACAGCTAACATAGATTATAACAGAGAAGATGAATCTATGGATAAGCAGTTAAAAAAGTATTGGATGGGCTTTTACGAAAAGAACGGAACAGGACCTGGAGATGATAAAATGAAAAAGAAAGTTAGTTCTATAACAAGTGTTCGTCAAAAAGCTGAAGAGAAAAATAAGGAAGTATTAGATAGTATTGCCGCAATGATTCATAACGCTAAGTTTGGAGAGCAATTAAAAGGTTCTACAGTAGCAGAGATTGATCAAAGAGTACAAAACTTCTTAGCATAATGGCAGTAATACTATACCCAGGAGCATTCAAACCGCCACATAGAGGACACTTTGATTTAGTAAAATCTTTAATAAACGGAACAGCTCAAGCAAGAACATATGATTTAGAATCAAGCGAAGACGCAGCAGATAAATTACTTCAAGGTAAAGCTGAGAAGATAGATAAAATCGATAGAGTTATGATCTATATCGGCAGTAGTGTTCGTAATGGTATAGATAAAGAAGATTCTAAAGCAGTATGGGACATTTATAAAAAATACCTACCTGGAGATGTAGAGGTAATTGTAGCAGATGCCAATCCAATGCTTGTAGCTAGAAGTCATGCTAAGAATAGACCTACTGAAAAGTTCTACGCTGTAACAGGAGTTAGATCTTCAGAGGATTACGTAGACTTGAGAAGAGTTAGTGCATTTAAAGGATTAGATAACGTCCAAGGCTTAGCAGTAAGTGGAGGAGAAAATTCTAACGTAAGAGCAACCGGTTTTAGAGACGCAATTTTAAACGGAAGTCTCGACGATGTCTTAGATTTCTTTCCAAAAGAATTATCAAGACAAGAGATCTTAAAAATAGTAGAAATGTTAAAACAAGGTATTATAGCCGAAATGATGGCTGAGAAGATACAAGATGTATATTCAAACTGGTTTGATAAAGAAGTAGTAACAGAAAGTTCTTCTGGTATTCCTTTACAGAATACTGGAATAGTTTCATCTGAAGACCGTGCTAATTTAGCAGATCAATTAGAGGCTATTAAGTCTATATTAGATGATAGATTTGAAGCTGAGATGAATGGTGATCGAATTGTAGTAAAGACTAAAGGAGAGAGCCCATATAATACATCTGATATGCCAGCTAATTACGACTATGCAGAACACTTTGCAGGTCTTTTAGAGTACATGATTAAAGAAGGTATGACAGTACAACCTTTACCTGAAGTTAAAATACGTAGAGATTTAGATGAAGCTGAAAACTTTTTCGGCCGTACAGCTTATTACAACCCGGGAGATAAGGAGATTGTTTTATACGTAGCAGGAAGACACCCTAAGGATGTTACAAGATCTTTTTCTCATGAGATGATACATCACATGCAGAACCTAGAAGGTAGATTAGGTAGTAGAGGTACAACAGATACTAATGCAGATAAAGAACTAGCAGCATTAGAAGAAGAAGCATATTTAAAAGGAAATATGGTATTTAGAAACTGGGAAGATTCCCAGAAAAAGAAAAATAAAAAATAAAGGTTATGAAAAGTTTATTCGAATTACTAGAAGTAGAAAAAGAAAAACCACAGTATAAAATCTACTGTGACATGGATGGAGTATTAACAGACTTTGAAGAAAGGTTTGAACACTACTCAGGAATGAAACCAGATCAGTATGAAGCAAAACATGGCGCAGCTGGCTTCTGGGAATTAATAGATAATAAAGTAGGTTTAAAATTCTGGGTAGGGATGAAATGGATGAGTGGAGGTCAACAGCTTTGGAATTTTATTTCCAAGTACGAACCTTCTATTCTTAGTTCACCGTCAAGACACGACAACTCAAGATTAGGAAAAAACTTATGGGTAAAGAATCATTTATCACCCAAACCTAAAGTAATCTTTGCTTACTCAGCAGATAAGCAACGATATGCAAATGAAAATGCAATCTTAATCGACGATAAGAAATCAAATATAGAACAATGGGAAGCATCAGGAGGAATCGCTATCAGATGTCTTCACGGGAATGTAGCCCCGGTCATAGAAAAATTAAAAGAACTTGGTTATGAGTGAGAGCTTACTTAAGAAGGAGTTTAAACAAAGTGATGTACAAAGGGTTAGAAATTTAGTAAATAGAGATTTTACAGCTAAGACTAAATCAAGTGTAGGTTACCAGAAAGAAACAAAACGTTATAAAGAAGGAGATGTTTGGGAAGAAGCCGGAAAGCAATGGACTATTAAAAACGGTATTAAGCAGAATGTAACTAAGTTAGATGCTGCAAAAAAAGCTGTTAGAGTTCCACTTAGGTGCCCTAAGTGCGAAGGTTCAATGGAACACCACTTACATAAAAAAATGTACTCTTTACACAAAGTCTGCTTTGACTGTACAGTTAAGTATGAAGATACTTTAAAAAGAGCAGGACTGTACGAAGCATATGCTAAAAGAATGCTACAGGGGAACATGGTTGCTTTTGCAACAGACATAGAAGCTTGGGTATTAGAATCTCTAAACGAATCAGATACTTTTGTAACTGAACAAGGAGATATAGAAGACTGGAAAAATAATAATACTAAATTTAAAAAAGAGGTTCTTGATAAGCTACAGGAATACTTAAAACACTTGAAGAGTAATATAGATAGTTAACTATTTATAAGTAACTTTTTTACAATCCTAATATAAATGGCAGTTAAAGACACAGCATTAGAGGAGATATTATCGGAACTTAGGCATATAAAAACACATATGCCTAATGGTGAGTTAAAGATAATGTTGGAAGACATGAAAGATGTCAAAGATGATATATCGGAACTGAAGTATATGCTTCTAAATCCCGAAGACGGACTTGTCGTGAAGACAAATAAAAATACAGAGTTCCGACTAACTCTTCAATCTAATGAAAAAGAATATCAGAAGAATATGCAAGAATTAGAAGAGATAAAAAGATGGAAAAACGGAGTAACAAAAGCTCTATGGATTATATTTTCAGCTTTAGCTGCATTAGTATTTGAAATGTTCCAAAGTCATAAGTAATGAAACTAATCAACATCCTACTTGAAGCAAAAGAAATTAAGTATACAAAACCTAATTTCGCAAACGAATGGGAGGAAGCTCTTAGATATCCTGAATTTGAGGATATGGGAAAAGAGAAGTGGTTAGAGATAGCCAACCAAGGAAAACCAGAGTTGTTTTCAAAAATTAAAGACATTTTAGGTAATGTAGATTTAGATTTCGATTCATTAGAAGAACCTAAGAAAGAAAGATTCAAACAAGCATTTGAAAAAGGGGTTATAGAAATGTCTATCGCTGTTAAGTTTGGAGATAAAGATTACGACTTAGTAGCAGGTAATACAAGATTGTCCGGACTTGTAAAAAACGGAGTTGATCCTAAAATATGGATTGTAGACATCTCACACCTAATGGAGATGTTAATGGAAGGAATAGACGATCCAGTTAAACCAGGTATTCTTAAAAAGAGATTAGGTTCTCTATCTTGTTCTAAAGTTAGAGCAGAAAAATCTAAACTAAAAGACAAAGGAACCCACTTTGCAAAAGCATTACAAAGATACTTAAACTACCACTGTAAATGAAAACATCAGAATTAACACAAGCTATAAGAGAAGTGATTAGAACTTCTAAAATCCAGAAAGAAGGAGAAGATCATGAAGTTTCTATGGCGATTGGTCAATTAGAAGATATAATCAAGAATGCAGGTGAATTAATGTATAAAATCGGACCAGACGAAAAAGACGTTCCTGGTTGGATTCAAGATCATATATCACAAGCTCAAAATTTTATTAATCAAGCTAACACAGGTTACCATGAATTAGAAGGACAGCCTGATCCTCAACAATTAGCATTAGAAGCAAAAAAGAAAGGTGCTGATGGAAAGGCTTGTTGGGATGGTTATAGATACGGTGGGACAAAAGACGGGAAAGACATTTGTATTAAGATCAAGTAGAAACCCTACCTATTTATTTGTATATTAGTAATATATTCTATAAGAAATGAAAGAACCTATAAAGTTACTGACTTTTCAAGAAGTTAAAGTACGTTTAGAAAAAGTACAAAAAGCTCTAGAAGCTTTACAGACTCAGGAAAGAAACCAAGTAATAACACCTCAGTACGAGAAACAAAAAGCACAACTCATTTCTTTGAGAGAAACTTTAGAAAACAAATTAAACATACTTACAGAAATGGATAAAGGTGTAATACATACTGACGATGAAAACAAAGCTAAAGAATTAGCTCAAAAAGGCGTTCAGGTACAACTTCACAAAAAAGGAGAACCTCTCGATACTAAAAAAATTAAAGAAGCAGAAGAAGGTCTTCAATTCGATTTAGAGCAAACAAAGGTAATCTCAAAAGATGTAGCAAAGGCAGTAGCTGAAGCTTTAAAGGAAGATGGAATGGAAATTGCATCTGGAAAAATCTTGAGATTAGAGCCAATGGCTTTTGATGTTTACTTCCAATATAAAGACGGAAAAGAAGATGAATTCTCTTTCCATATTGATCAAGATAGAAATATCGTATTATCAGATTTCACCTTTACTGAAAAGGTTGGTCAAGTAGGTGTAAAAGGAGCTGGAGAGCCATTTGTAAATAAGGATGTTTTAAAAGCTAATATACTTAAGGTATGGGCTAAGTTAGACGGAAATATGCAAGAGGCAGAAGGCGGTCAAGATGACTTGATGGCTCAATTAGAGCAAGCTTTAAAATCTCACGATTGGTATTATATGATGTCAGATGACCATAGATGGTATAAACGAGGAAGTGAACAAGCCCAAAACATACATAACTTAATAACTAAGTTGAAGGAAGCCGGAAAAGGAAATGAAGCAGAAGCTCTATATAAATCCTATCATGAGAAGAATAGAGTACATGAAGCAACTACAAATGAATATAAAGTAGGAGATAAAGTTTCTAAAAAGTACGCTTCCACAGATGATGATTTCCATAATGAATATGAAATAGTTTCTATCGAAAACGGACGTGCTACAGTGAAAGATCTTAAGACAGGTAAAATGACCGGAATGGCAATATCAGATTTAATGGTAGCTGAAGCATCAGTAGGAAGCATACAGAAAAAACATGGAGAGATTGTCGCTAAGATGAAATCTCTTGCAGCTAAGTACAAAGGTGGGGATCACTCTGTAGTACCTGAGTTAAAGGCTTTAACGGTAGAAAAGAAAAAGTTAGAAGCTGAATTAGATGCTAAAGTTGCCGGAACAGGCGTAGATCAAGAATTATCTACAAACGTAGATGAAGTGAAGAAAGCAAAGAAAGATTTTGATAAAGATGGAGAAGTAGAATCTCCGGAAGCAGAATACAAAGGTGTAAAGACTAAAGCTATTAAAAAAGCAACAGTAAAGAAAGAGGCAGTAAAAGCTAAAAAAGATTTTGATAAAGACGGTGATGTAGAATCACCAGAAGCAGAATACAAAGGCGTAAAAGACAAGGCTGTTAAAAAAGCTATGTTAAAGGAAGACTGGGGAAGCTCAGATCAAAGTATTATGAATAGAGCAATTCATAAGGACTTAGGGGAACCAGAAGATATGCCAATGCCTTTTGATGATCAGTTTGAATCAGCAGTAGAAAATGCAGTTGATTTTTACTGGGATGAGTGGGAAGAGTATCAAACAGATAGAGAAGGTTTAATAGACCATGCCAAAAGAGCTTATTACAGAGCTTATTTCCCAGAAAAGTTTGCAGGATTCCAAAAGATGTTTAGTGAAAATGCTGAACAATCGGTTGCGGACTTAGAAGCAATAGCTAACGATACTTCAAAGATGCCGGCAGAAAGAGATGCAGCTAGAAATAAGATGTATGCCATGAAGAAGCCTCAAGCTGGACCAAAATTAGCTGAAGCACCTGAAGATAAATCGTATATTAAAGTATCTATTAGAGATGCTAAAAGAGCATTAGAGATTATTCACGATAATCCAGCTTATAGAAAAGCTGTAGAGATGGATGGATCAGATACGTACTACATTAATGACCCTGAGCTTGCTTATGATTTACAGATGGATTTTGGTACTCAAAATATTGAAGTAACTGATACCAATGTTGATATGGATGAAGCTAAACATGAAACAGAATTAGTACAAGATCCAAAATCTAAAGAGTTTACTCGTAAGATGAAAATGACACCTAAAGATATGGCAACTATCGAAAAGGTTCAAAATATGATGGCTAAGGAAAAGAGCTTGAAGAAAGAAGGAGAAGAAGAAGATTATTATGCCCAAAACGATACTGCAGTTGATATAACAGGCAAGGCATATAGTATCGGAGATATTATAGAATTTAGAGGTCATAAATTTGAATGCCAAATAGGACAAAGAGGTATAGTAGTTCTACAGCATGTAGATGACGAGTTAAATCCATTACCTGAATTCTACGAAGGCGGAACACCTCAATTTACTGCAATCTTAAAAAATGCTAAAATAGTAAGTCGCGGCAAAGAAATATCAGAAGGAGGAGTTAATCCTGAAGGAGATGCAATGGTGTTAAACTTCTTAAAGAAATTATCTAAGATATGGGATATACCAATGCAACACGCAGTTAACTTCGTAAATGCTTCTATTAAACGTCAAGGATACTAAAATAATAAAAATGAAAATAAAGGAATTGAGAAAAGCTGTTCAAGAAATATCAAAAGAGATGAATACTGTTAAGGCAGAGGCTCCTGAAACAGAGGTACCTTCTACGGAAGTAGAACCTCAAGTTCAAACAGGAGAGCAACCAGAAGTATCAACAGACAGTAAAGGTACTGAGTTTATTTCAATGATATTAGATTCAGCTACACAAGCTCACATATACCACCTACAGTCAGATTCATATGCACAACATATGGCTTTATGCGCTTACTATACAGGAATGCCAGCTACTATTGATGCATTAGCAGAATTACTACAAGGACGTTACGGTATTTTAAGAGGATATAAAGCACCTGCTCCGTATTTAGAAGATAATAATGTAGTAGAGTATTTTAAAACTTTGTTAGATGCTGTAGATACTCAACGAGCAAATTTACCACAAGATTCAAATATTCAAAATAGTGTAGATACTGTTGTTGATTTAATACAAAGTACACTATACAAATTAACATTCTTGAAATAATGAATAAAGCAGAATTCAAAGAACTAATTGAAGAAGCTTATTTCGAAGTACTAGCTGAAAAGAAAGCTACACACTGCGGAAGATGCGGACATACTCATGTTAAAGGTACACCTTGTCCAAGACCATTCAAAGAAAGTGTAATAGACGAAGCAGAAGGAACTACTATAAAGCCAGATCAACTACCTAAAGATTTTTTAAAATCAATAGAAGACAAATACGGTCCTGTAAAAGATGAAGATTTCTTCAATAAAGATTTATCTACATATTTTAAAACAGATAAGGTAAATCCTGAAACTGGATCAGTTGGGCATAAGGTTATTCAATTACCAAGTTTTGAAAATTTATTCTTTAACTTATCATCAGCAGTAGACGCTACCAAAGAGTTAATGCATATAGATGATATACGTAAAGATGAAAAAGCGAGACAAGTATTTGAAGTAGTTAGTAAGACTTTTAATGCTCTTCGTCACTTTTTAAGAACTGAATACCCAGGTCAGTATGCAATGATGAAACAAAGACGTTCAATAAACGAAGATAAGTCATTAGCAGAATTAATTAAAGAAGAAGAACCTAAAGAAGAACCTGCAAAGAAGCCTGAAGAAAAAACAGACGAAAAGCCGCTAGAAAAAGCAGGAGAAGAAACAATGTTAGAAACTGCTACAGATAAGATGTTAGGTAAATTTCCTAGTCTAAAACAAGCTGTAGAGTCTTTATTGACAAACCAATACGGTGAATTCGTAGAAGAAATTTTATGGGTAGCACCTCGTCCTTCTACTTTTAGAGTTGAATTAAAAAATAAACAGAACTTTATATTAAAGTGGACCGGTAAAGGATTTGAAGCACAAATCCAAGGAAAACGCTACTATATCAACAAGCTTGCAGATTTCGAACAAGCATTAGATAAGTTAAACGAATTACTTAAATACGGACCAAACACAGGTGGTGAACCAGGTGAAGGCGGAGAAGATGACGGATCAAGCGGATCTTCAGGAAGTACTTCAGGTGGTGACTTTCCAGGCGGAGAAGGTGGAGGAGCAGAAGAAGAACCAGCACCAGAAGGAGAAGCAGGAGAAGAAGGAGGAGCTGATTTAGGCGGAGAAGATTTAGAATTTCAAGAACCGGCAGAAGAACCAAAATAATGAATTTAATTGAAAAAGTAATATTAGAATGGTCTTATAGATGTGAAAAGGGATATCCTGATCTATCTAACGAAAAAGATATGGAGTTGTTTGAATCCTTATTTGGATTTAGATTAAACGAAGCCGTTCTTGATTGGAAAGAATTTAGTGAAGCAAGTAGAAAATACCCACGGTTACGTCTTTTAGATGATAAGATAGAGAATAAAGCTCCATTTGAGTTTTTAGATGGAAGTCAGAGTACTTTAACATACGCTGATGATTCCTATGCACCCCTGTTCTACTCAATGGAAGTAGATGCAATTAAGAAGATTGGAGGTAGTCGAATTAATCAGTTCCCTTTCTTTAAAGATCAAGAGGGAAATGATGTAAGCTTTAGTGCATTAAAGAAAACAAAAGAATTTGGCGGCTCAGGTGGGAGTAAAATAGAGACAACTGAAAGACAAGAACACGGTTTAATAAATGCTATTAATGCAGTACCGGGAGTTAAGACATTAAAAGGTACCAATGGACTAGAAATTGTTGGGGTACAATCAGCAAGTAAAGTAGAAGGTAAGAACAAGTTCAATAAAGAACCTTACGCGGATGTTATACTAAAAGTCAAAGGTCGAGATCTAAAAGTATCCGCTAAAGGAGATTCAGCACCTACGTTAGCAGGAGGAGGATTAACAGGTATGTCTGCAATGGCTACAACTAACTCAGAAATTAGAGAATGGTTAGTAGATTTCTACGAAGATGCTTATCAATTTTATAAAAAACGAGTTGAAGAAAATGACCTTCAAGGAGTTAACCTAGCCCGTAATAAAGCAGTACCTGATGTATCAAGAAGAATACCGGAAAATATCTTAAGAACAGTCGTACAGGGTACTGAAGCAATGGGAGGGCCTATTGATTACTATTACAAAGGTGGTATGGATGTAAATTTTGAAATAGAAGGTAACACAGTCCATATAAAAAATGGTAAGTTTATTTCAGTAGACGATTTTATAGAAGAACACGGTGGCGTTTTCTATGCTCATTTAAGAAAAAGAGATGGAGACTTCTACTTTACAGACGCAATGCAAGAAAAAAATGGAATTGTATTCCGTAGTATTCTTAAGAAAAAAGAAGACTCAGAAGGGTCACAAGCTAGATTCGGAGTCTTAACTACGATTCGAGGAATAGAAATATAATTAATTAGTTATGTCGCAAGATATTAAAAACATAATAGCACAAGAATATATTAAATGTGCTAAGGATCCAGCGTACTTTATGAGAAAGTATTGCTACATCCAACATCCTACTCGAGGTAGAATTCTCTTTAACTTATACCCATTTCAAGAGAAAGTACTACATTTATTTAGAGATAATCAATTTCTTATAACATTAAAGTCTAGACAGCTTGGTATATCTACATTAGCTGCCGGTTACTCTTTATGGCTGATGGTCTTTCATAAAGACAAGAACGTACTAGCCTTAGCAACTACACAAGCAACAGCAAGAAACTTAGTAACAAAAGTACAATTTATGTACGATCAGTTACCTAAGTGGTTACGTTTACAAGCAGTAGAGAAGAATAAATTATCGTTGAGATTAAAAAACGGTTCAAAAATACAAGCAAAATCAAGCAACTCAGATGCTGCTCGTTCTGAAGCCGTATCGTTACTTTTAATAGATGAGGCTGCTTTTATTGATAACATTGAAGAAACCTTTACAGCTGCACAACAAACATTAGCAACCGGGGGTCAATGTATGGCCTTATCAACTCCTAACGGTATTGGTAACTGGTTCCACTCTACGTATGCTAAAGCAGAAACAGGAGAAAACTCTTTTATCCCGGTAAAACTACCCTGGACTGTACACCCTGAAAGAAGTCAACCTTGGAGAGATCAACAAGATAGAGACTTAGGCCCTCGAATGGCTGCACAGGAATGTGATTGTGACTTCCTATCATCAGGTGAAACCGTATTTGAACCAGAAGATTTAATATTTTATGAAGAAACTTATCAGAAAGATCCAACAGAAAAAAGAGGAGTTGACGGTAATCTTTGGGTATGGGAAAGTCCTGATTACACAAAATCCTATATGGTTACAGCCGACGTATCTAGAGGTGACTCTACTGACTATTCTACGTTTCACGTAATGGATATAGAAAGTTGTGTACAGGTAGCAGAATATAAAGGAAAGTTATCTCCAAAGGAATTTGGAAACGTCCTTGTAGGAATTGCTTCTGAATATAACGATGCACTTTTAGTAGTAGAAAACGCAAATATAGGGTGGTCTACCATAGAACAGATACTAGAAAGAGAATATAAAAATATGTACTATAGTTCAACTTCCAACATGGATACAGTTGAATCGTATATGTCTAAGTACGAAAGAGAAAAACTTGTTCCCGGCTTTACAATGTCAATGAAAACCCGTCCTTTAGTGGTTGCAAAGATGACTGAGTACATTAGGGAAAAAGCAGTTACAATTCAATCCAAAAGGTTATTACATGAGATGCGAGTGTTTGTATGGAAGAATGGAAAAGCACAAGCACAGACAAATTATAATGACGATTTAGTTATGGCCTTCGCAACCTCACTGTATGTAAGAGATACCGCATTAAGATTAAGACAACAAGGTCTTGACTTAGCTAGAGCACAGCTTTCTTCTTTTGGGAATCTTAATGCAAAAAACCAAGCTGTTATATCATCAGTTGGATCCCACCGAAATAATCCGTATCTTATAGACATGGGTGGCCAGCAGAAAGAAGATATTAGCTGGTTATTTTAAACGAATCTATTTATAACTAAAGACATTTTAATTAAATGGCAGATAAAGGCTTATTTAGTAGACTACAGCGATTATTCGCTACAGACGTTATTATACGTAACGTTGGTGGTGATGAATTAAAAGTAGTTGATCCTAATCAAATACAGACAACTGGTAAATACCAGACCAACTCTCTTATAGATAGGTTTAGTAGATTATATATCTATAATAATAGAAATATATTCAATCCAAACTTAAACTTTCAAACTTTAAGAATTCAGCTATATTCTGATTACGAAGCTATGGACACAGATCCAATTTTAGCTTCTGCATTGGATATTATAGCCGATGAAGCAACCGTTAAAAACGACTTTGGTGAAGTATTAGCTATCAGATCTTCTGATGAGAATATTCAACGAGTACTTTATAATTTATTCTACGATGTACTTAACATTGAATTTAACTTATGGTCTTGGACTCGTAACATGGTTAAGTACGGGGACTTCTTTTTGAAGTTAGAGATTGCAGACGGATTAGGGGTATATAATATACTACCTTACACAGTCTATCACGTTTCTCGCCATGAAGGGGAAGATCATGAAAACCCTACCAAAGTAACCTTTCAGATCGATTTAGATGGTTTAGCAACTTCACAAAGCCCTAACTATACCCCTAATACAAATAAAAAAGTAATTAAGTTAGACAACTACGAAGTAGCTCACTTCCGTTTAATATCAGATACAAACTACTTACCATATGGCCGTTCTTATTTAGAACCAGCTCGTAAGATTTTTAAACAATTAACTTTAATGGAAGATGCGATGTTGATTCACCGTATCATGAGAGCTCCAGAGAAGAGAATGTTTTATATCAACGTAGGTCAAATACCACCAGCAGAGGTTGAACAGTTTATGCAAAAGACTATCAACACTATGAAAAAGACTCCTTATATGGGTCAAGATGGTCAATATAACTTACGATTCAACCTTCAGAATATGATGGAAGATTTTTACCTACCTGTAAGAGGAGGTGATACTTCTACTCGTATTGAGACTACAAAAGGATTAGAGTACGACGGAACAAACGACGTTGTTTACTTAAGAGATAAATTATTTGCTGCATTAAAGATACCTAAAGCTTATTTCGGATACGAAGGAGAATTACAAGGTAAAGCAACCTTAGCAGCAGAAG